ATAAAAGGTTGTTGCGTTGTCACTTGTTACTACATTTGATGCTTCTCTTACTTCTGTGTCGGCCATGATTTCTCAAGCTCCAATTTAAGTTAAAAATACTACTAAAAATAATTTTTGTCTATTTATTCCGTTTTAGAAGCTTTTTTAGTTTCTTTTTTGGCTTCTTTAATTAATTTATTTTGAGCTTTTAATTCATCTTTGCTCAAACCTTGGAATGGATTGGATGGCTGGGCTGGCTCATATTTTTTACCAGCCCTACGAGCCATTTCCTTCATTTTCCATTCTAATGCGTTATCACCTGTAATTGTTGGCATATTATTTTCTCCGATTAAATACCACGTTCAATTGCTTCATCTAATGCTGCTCTTTCACTTCTTACATCTAATTGAGCCATCACCAAAGCTAGTTGTGCCTTCATTTGCTCAATTTCTAGCTGAGTTTGAGTTTTAATAACTGTGTCATGAGCTTGAGTATCGGTACGCATCCGAGTATCTTCTCTACGAACTTCCAACTCCATTTGAGTTTTCTGCAACATTGCTTTGTCTTTTTGCTCTGCAACACTAGCACCATATTGAATATCCATTTTCATAGCTTGTAACTGCTGTTGCAACTGTTGAATAGTCTGTTGAGATTGAGCCAACTGCATCTGAACTTGAGGAGGAATATCTGATTTCTCATCAATTTGAGCCAATGGGTTAGCAGCAGCCAATCGGTCAGCAATAATATCTGCTCCAGGGAAATCCATATTTCTAAAGACTAAATCCCCTGCTTGTTGCATTAAATTAGGATCAGCAGTCAATAAAGTCATCATAGAATCGACAGCTTCTTGTCGCTTGGAAGCATAACCAGGGCCAGTTTCCATAACAATATCGTATTCGCCTACTGTTACATCATTGAGAACTTTATCTACACCTTGTTCATCTTGGGTTTTTTGGTTAATGCTTACTAACTCACCTTTGCCATCTGCGCCAATGATTCGCATCACTCTTTCCTCAGAATAAATATGAGGAATTAGGTCTAAACAGATACGACCAGATTGACGAATTGACCTTGTAAGGTTGTCATAGTAGTGGAAGTTGGTCATATCGGTCTGTTGTTGCTGACCATTCAATGCTTTTCCTGACTGCATACCTTGTGGCAACTGAGCTGGGTCATAAATACCAACTACAGCCATCAAATCGCTATTTAAGCCTTGGAGAGCTGTAACCATTCCAGAAGGAGGAGGTTCTGGCTGAATCCTTGTAGGAACTGGTGCTGGTTTGCCATCACTATCAGTCTGCTTATAGCGCAACACAGGCATCGACTTGATGTTGGCTGTATTCCACTCCATCTCATGACCTTCATCCTGACCTTCTGCAAGAAGGAATTTAGCCTTTGGAGCAAGGGCAACTGATTCTGTAAGAGCTGTAGACCAAAAGTTATACATACGCTGTGGATCTTTAGCCATGCGAGTAAGGCCAAACTTCTTTTTCTTGCTATCAACAATAAGTTGCTGACCATAAACAGGCACAACTGGGATAAATCGACCAGGCCAATCTCTCTGTTCAAGAACTTGCATACCTGTCAATTTGCACCATTTAATCTGCTTTTTAATGGTTTCTCGCTTAGAAACTACATAAACCCCTGCATCTTGCATCATGATTTCGGATGGCTTTTCATCCTCATAGCAGGTAGTTCCATCAGATAAAAGGTAAAGCTTGGTGCGAATATGCTCGGTATAAAAGTATTCAGCAATCCGAATATCTTCCTTGGTAATCCATTCTGACTGTGAATCGCCTGTACCACGAGGATTAAAACCGCCTCCATCATCTGCGCCAGGATACATTTTGCGGAATGATTCTTTAGAAATAACCTCAGTAATTAGGCATTTTTCTGCATCTGAGCCATCAGGTTCATTGGAATTAGGATCGAAATAGACCATAAAAGGGTTTTCAATGCGCTTGATATAAAGCTCTTGCTCCATTGAGTCAGGTCTAGGGAAGTCATAAAGAATGCGCCAATAGCCCCAGCCCATGCGAACTGCAAATTCAAAAGCATTGTCATATGCTGCATCGGCATCGGATTGGTTTTCAATATGTCTAAGGATGCCAGTAATGACTTCTGCTACTTTTTCATCAGACTCGGTATTCATGCCATGAGCTACCATCCGAGGTCTTTGCTGTCTTTGTTGATTGGCAATCTGACGGCAATAGGCATCAATTTTGTTGATGGTCAAATAAGGTCTAGATTCAAGCAATCGGCTATTTTGAATTTCTACAGGCCATTGATCGCCACCTGCAAATTTCAGGTCATCTAAAGCCTCAACTCGATTATTAGAGTCATTTTCAGAGCAAAAGCGCAAAAACTGCTTGGCTTCCTCAATTACTCCTGATTCATAGTCATCGCCATATTCGGTGGAATAAACACCACCATTGCTTGCAACATTCATTACCATAATGTTTTCCTATTAGCTCATCCAGCTTGTAACATCATAATTTATGGGCTTTCTTTTGACTACTTTCTTTTCTTGAATCATAAGCCCAATATACCTAAATGCATCAGCTCCATGCGAATAATTATCATGAACTGGTGTCTTACTAAATTGCTTAGTATCTGGATCTACATCATATCTGTAGTGCCTTAAGCAGTCTAGCCCTGCTGTAGTCAAATTTTTGTCAAAGTAACAATTACTAAATATGGTTCTGGCAGCATTGATTGAGTCAGCAATAGGCACTCGGTCAATGATATTTACTTTAAATCCAGCAGCTCTTACGATTTCTTCAATGCTTCTGCCATTGGATGCAATAGTCTTATTTCTAGCATCATGGGGTAGGTATAAGGTGTCATAGACATAGCCAAAGGTCTGCAATTTAGCAAGAATCTCACTCATAGTAGTTTGAGTGGTTTCATAGTACCTAAGCAATCTGGTTTCCATTCCAACGAACTGCCCTATCCAGCAAGCTGTGGCATCGGCCCACCCAATATCGAAACAAGCAAAAACAGGCTTGGTTGCATCATAGGGAACATTACAGATCCGACCATCTTGTTCTGCCCTAGTCATTTCTTTGGCAAAGACAGCTCCATCAATGGTAGAACGAGTAAAGCCTTCCCAGACGTTCTGATAAGCCTCAAAATCCCTCATTTTTAGGGTATTTCGTTCACCTTCTAATACTTCAGGAAACCAAGGATTATCTGACCAGTTTATCTTTTGAACTATTGCGTTATCAGGTGGATAGATTACAAACCGCTTATAAGTTTCATCTGTAGGCAGCTCTGGGTTAAAGGTAATCCATATCTCAGAGTTTTCTTTTCGGATGGTAGGAATGAGAATATCCCAAGAAAGCTTTGTAATATTATTGGCTTCCTCGCACCAGCAATAGTCAATACCTTCAATAGACTTTAAGCCATTGATGTTGTTCTTAATACCAGCAAAAATGAACTCTGTGCCATTTTTACCCCTAATAGTGCTTTGAGTTACTTCATAATGGGCTTCTAGCTTTAGGTCATAGATTTGATCTACTAAGAGCTTGTGAACAGAATCCTTAATTGAGGTCTGGAACTCACGAGCACATAGAACTCGAATGGTGTTAAGCACTCCCTTGCATAGCAGCATACGAGCTACGGAATGAGATTTTCCACCCCCTCTACCACCATACAATATTCTGTATCGGCTATGCTTTGGTTCAACTAAACATTTAAGCTTTGCTGGAAATTGAGGCCAAATAAAGCCTTTTGTATCAATCTGGCTTGACATTGCCATCAACAAACATAAAGCCTATGCCTTTGACGAACTCTGCTCCATCTGGGCCACTAATCTCAGTTGCTTGAACAGCTTTCCCATCCATTCTGTCCATAATCTCTTTAATGGCCCAAGCTTCACCTTTTTCAGCAGATTCAACAAGTTTGTCTGCAATCTTACGCAGTTTAAACTTGTCGTTTTGAACCAAAACCATTCTTAATTGCTCATAAAAGAGCTTTCCCTTCTTGGCATTTTGATTGCCTTCAGGAGCTCCACCTTTGTCTACAGTTGATTCAACTTCTAATGTCATGATTTTTCTGCCTATTTTTTAAGCAATTGCCTGTTATTTAAGCATATCCTATCACTCATTGTCCATACTGTCACTATTAGCCTCTGCTTGATCTACATCAGCTTGAACTTCAGTATTGTTTTTAAGGTTTGTATATTGATCTTGCAACTCTTGCGGCACTTCTGGCTGATAAATAATAGCGTTCATATCCGCTTCTACTTCTTCAATAGACTGTGGATAAGGATAAGGCAGATATACGTTAGGAGTTGTCATTGTTGTTCGTTTTCTACAGGAGTTACGCCTACTGCTGCTGGTTCTACTGGGGCTTGAGCCTTAACTTGAGGTTCAGCAATAGCTTGAATTTGGTCAATTAATGGCTTTGCAAAGCGATACGGCATTTGGTCGCAATAAGCCAAAATAGAGTTAAGTTGATCAATAGTGAATGTTACGTTCATTTTTTACCTTTCGTTTTCTTGGCTGCGTTCTTTTCCGCATAAGCAATAGCAACAGCTTGTTTTACTGGTTTACCAGCTTTTACTTCGGTTTTAATGTTTTCTTTAAATGCTTTAGCACTTGTCGATTTTTTAAGTGGCATGATTTTTCCTTAACAATTCCAGTTTTTGAGGGATGCTTTGGCTCGTTCTGCTGGGCCTTTAGCTTTCTTTACTACACCTTCCATCCTTGCACAAAATGAGGCTTTTCTACCTTTGTCTTTTTCAGTCTTAGGATTTGGGGCAGGAGCTTTTAAATTACTACCATTTTTGGCATTGTATTCAGCCCTGCCTTTGGCAGTCATTCCTGCGCCTTTTTCTGTAGGATTGTAGGTTTTGCCTTTGCCAGTAGTTTTGTGAGGTATTGGCTTGTCATGTTTTTTAGTAGCCATGATTACTTTTTCTTTGCAGTTTTAGCCGATTGTTTAAAGGCTTCGGCAGTTGGTGCGCCTTTAGTGCCAGGCTTACGCATCTTCTCTACAGGCTTGCCTTCAGCCTTTTCTTTCTTGATACGTTCTTGTTTTGCATGAATATTTGCATAAAGTCCAGGTTTAGTTGCCACAGTCTTGCTCCTTGTAGTTGCCTTTTTTAAGGCTGGTTTAACTTTTACTACTGGTTCATTTTGAAAATCTGCCCATGAGTTCAATATTTCATCAGGAGTCATGGACTTAGGTTTAAATAATGATTTAAGCCAATTAAACATTGGAATCCTCCGCAAAGCAAACATCTTGCCAGCTCATAACGAGGTATTTAACCCCATCTTCAAAATAAGGAAAATATTTAAGATATTCCTCGCCTTTATCGTCATTCATAGTGCCAAAACGGATTCTAGCTCCTACTTCAATGGGCATATCTTCTCTGCGACCACCTGATAATTTCTTGCCAGGGCCAACAGCTACGACTGTACCCATGTTTTCTACTTCTTTGTTATCAACAAAAATAATGCTAGAAAGCTCACGAACATCAGGTTTTACAACGATTTTATCGGCTAATGGCTTTAATTTCATGATTTTCTTGGCCTTCCTGGTTTCTTTTTAGGTTCAGAAAGTAATACTGGCTCAGTTATAGACCACACCATTGCTTCTAAAGCTTCACTTTCTGCTATGCGCCACTCACCACACCAATCATCATTGGATTTATTAACGGCAGATGGGAATCGCTTACAGATCCCCATGCGTTCACCAATTTCAAAAAATAGACAAGAATTACAACTGTCTTTATTCTTCGTTACAGCCATCTAGTTCTCCGATTACTAGGTTGGTTAGAAAGCCTAGGGAGGTCACGCACCCTAGGTTTTCGTTTTATTAGTTCTTTTTTTCGTACTTATCTTCCATAGCGTAGGTAGTACGCTTATGGTCATAACAGATACCAGCAGTACGACCAGTATTGAACTCTTTGTCAGAGCCAATCGCATCTTCTTTGCCCATCGCTACACCACCACGATGAGATTTTTCCATGCGTTCACCAGACATATCCGCTTTGCCAGCACCCTTAGGAACTACTACACCTTTGGCTGGTATGCCTTTGGTGCTATTTGGATCAGTTGTTTTGCCCATTGCCATTTTCATTTTCCTTTTGCAAAAGAAGCTACAAATCGTAGCTCCATTAATTTTATGAGGTTCTTACTCTATGTCAAGCATTTTAATTAATCGAATGGCAGCATCAACTGAGTCAATTCGGCTAACTGCTCCACCTCTCCATTCTTGCATAAATTTGACTTGACTCTCGGTATAAGGTGCTTTGTCATTTCTTTTAATTTCACACAGAACGCTGTGCTTTTTGTAGCCTATCAAAATATCAGGACAACCTTCTCCAACTCTAGAAAGGTTTAAAACAGAAGCTCCCAATGCAATAAATGTATGGATTATCTGTTTTTGATTGTCATCAACTCTTTTCTTGTAATAGGTCATTTAATCTTTCTAGCAAATCCATTTCAGAGAAACCCCAATACTTTTCAAACCCTTTATGTCCAAGCTGGTGAACTGAGGAATTACCAAGTCTGTGATGATAGGCGCACAAGGGAATAACTGGGGCATTTTCTCTTTTTCCACCAAATCTTCGTATATGGTGCATTTCTGTTGGGGAATCTTCAAGATTTTTAACTTCTTGTTGTTTGCATAAAATACAGCCATATCTCGCCAGGCGAGCATAAATATCCTTTTCTGCCTTAGTTGCCATTAAAAAAGTTCCGTTAAATCCACATATTTGAATAAATGCTTTGGAACATCATAATAAAGTTCATGCTTTGTATCATCTCTCATTTCCCAAAATGGAAAAGCTAAAGCAGTTAATC